GTTGTTACTAATATTTGACAAAAAAAAATCTTATGTTTTTTACATAGGATTTTTTTTTATAATTATTTTGTTATACATTCGTACTATGAGTAACATGAATAGTCTGCTAAGAGTGTCTCCGTCTAGGATGAGGATACTTAACATGGAAATTGAAATGCTTATAAAAAACTATGCACTTATCGTGCATAAAGCAAGTTCTCTTTCGTCTATGCAAAGAAAATTAGTTAATTCCAGAGTTCAATATTTGGTAAAAAAAGGAAATATTAAAATGGAACAATTAACCACAGAAGTTAATCGCTTATCAAATATAATACAAGAGCAAATACTAAAAGAAATGAAGAATGGTGATAGCAGCTCTTAAGAAACCAGAAAACGCATTAAATAGAATAAGTATTGTCTTAAAGGAGGCAGGTAGAAGAGGGGACATGGCTGTTACTATTATTATATCCCCTCAATTCTACAAAGATGTTTTTAATATATTATGCAAAGCCCCACATGTTGATCAGATGATCATTAGTGGGGTTACTCATTTTCTTATAAAAGATTTTAGAGTAGAACTTAAAGAAATAGATATGTATGTCTAAGATACAAGAAATAGCAGATGGATGGAAAAACGTCATAAAGCACGAGTTAGGATACTCTAGCGAAGAAGATGTAAACATTTTTGATTCAAGAAGGCAAATATGCAATGCATGTGCATACAGAGATGTAGAAAAAGATAAATGTACAAAATGCGGATGTCCTTTAGTAGCAAAAACTAAATCACTAAAAACATTGTGCCCTGAAGGATACTGGGTAAAATAGTTATGGATAATAAATATTATACACCAGAAATAGAAGAGTTTCATGTTGGTTTTGAGTACGAAGTCAATTATGGTGAAAATAGGTGGGTAGAAGAAAAACTACATTCAAAACCACAAGTAGTAACACTGCCATATATGAACTTGGAGAACATTAGAGTAAAACACCTAGACAAAGAAGATATAGAGAGTTTGGGTTGGGAGTTTCACCAACAAGACCACAGTAGATGTTTAAGTTCCTTTTGGAACAAGAAAAATAATTTTTTAAGGCTTACTCTAAAGTATAAAAACTCAATCCCTTATGTAAGTATTTATCATTATGAGGGTTGGGAAACTCCAGATATGAAAATAAAAAACAAATCACAATTAAAGAAATTATTAAAACAATTAGATATTAATGGCAACAATTAAACATAATGAAGAGGTAAGAAAATCTATTGTGTCTGGAGTTAATAAACTAGCAGATGCTGTAAAAGTCACATTGGGCCCAATGGGTAGAAATGTTATAATAGAAGGCGCAGCAGGTGCTGATCCTATAATAACAAAAGATGGGGTGACTGTTGCTAAGAATATTAGTCTAGAAGATCCTCTAGAAAACATGGGTGCAACTCTTGTTAAAAGAGTTTCTGAAAAGTCTGGAGATGGAGCCGGAGATGGCACTACTACTGCAACTGTACTGGCGCAATATTTAATTGCTCAAGGAATCCAAGCTGTAAACATGAATATAAATCCTTTAGAGATAAAAAGAGGAATGAATTCAGCTTGCAAAGCAATTGTTGAGAATCTAGAAGAAATGAAGATAGATATAAAGCCTAGTGATAAAGGAGAAATATTTAAAATAGCAATGACTTCAACTAATGGAGACAATAGTATATCTACATTGTTGGCAGAATCATTTGATAAAGTTGGAGAAAATGGAGCCGTTAGTGTTGAAGAAGGTAAAGGAAGCACTACTACTTCTGAAATAGTAGATGGTTTAAAATACGATCGTGGAATGTTGTCACCATTTTTCTCTTCCAATCCGAATAAGCTTGAGCACTCACAACAGGATCCTTACATACTAATTGTAAGAGGAAAAATAACTAAGGTTGATCAAATAATACCGTCACTAGAACTAGCGGTAGAAGATGGTCAACCATTTTTTGTTATAGCAGAAGATATAGAAGGTCAAGCACTTCAAACTTTAGTACTAAACAGAATAAAAGGAGGAGTTAATGTGATGGCGTCTAAAGCACCTGGATTTGGAGACTATAGAGATGAACTTTTATTTGATATGGCCGCAACAATAGGAGCTCAAGTAGTTGATGAAAAAGATTTAGGAGAGATAAACAAATCAAATTATCAGGAAGTATTTGGGCAAGCAACTCTAATAACTTCTACTCAATCCCATACCACAATAATGGGAGGAAACAAAAATGATGATGATACAAAGCGTAGAGTAGAATCAATAAATAAAGAATTAGCTAATAAAGAATTAACAGAGTACGAGGTAAATAAATTGAAAGGTCGTATAGCTAAAATGCAAGGAGGAGTTGCTGTCATAAGTGTAGGAGCTAATTCAGAAGTTGAAATGAAAGAGCTTAAAGATAGAGTAGATGACGCGAAGGAAGCTATTGTATCAGCATTAGAAGAAGGCATCGTAGTAGGAGGTGGAAAAGCTCTAATTGAATCAACTAAAAAAATACAAGCGTTTAACGTACATGAGCATGACGGTTTTGCTTATGGATTTAATATGGTAATTAGAGCTTGTAAAGAACCACTAAAAGTAATAGCAAATAACGCTGGTCAACCGCCAGAAGTAATAGTTGAAACAGTGATGCGGTATGGAAAAGATCAAAGCGCGGTTAAATCAGAAGCATTTGGGTATGACGCTAAAAATGATGAATACTGTAATTTAATAAGCAGAGGAATTATTGACCCAAAGAAAGTAACAAGAATAGCGCTTGAAAGCGCAGTAAGCGTAGCCGGAACATTAATAACAACTGAAGTTTCTATAACTTACAAAAGAAGAGAATTAAGCGGAATATAATACAAATATGAGTAGAAAAAAAGAAGATTATGATAATATTCCAGTTACTTATTGCAAGACTTGTTTGAGTCTTCATATAAAAACTGTAGAGTTTGAAAAAGGAGTAGATGGAGCAGACAGAAGCGTTGATTACTGTGTACCGTGCGGGAACACAGATCTTGAAAAAGTACAGATGTCTGAATGGGAGGAATTGTACAAGGAAAAGTATAATCAAAGATTTCTAAATTAAATGCAAGATATACTGAAGCTTAATAAATGGGAAGGAGATAATTTGGAACACAATTACAATAGTCCGTCATTAAGATGGTTAGAAGAAAAAGCTTCAGAGGTACACACATACATTGAGGAGATAAATGGATATAGGTGGAGGTATTATTTATCAACTATTATTAAAGGTAATAAGAAAAATTCTAATTATCAATTAGATATATTAATATCAAAAAGTGAAAAATACAAACATAAAGAGAATAAGCACGAGCAAGAAATATATCTTTAGACACTGGTTAAAGATATTAAAGCCATACCATAAGCTAAGAGATAAAGAACAAGAAGCTCTTGCTCTCATGCTTTATTACAGGTATGAACTGTCTATAGAAGTATCAAATCCTGATCTAGTTCAAAAGTTATTATTTTCAACTGACGCGAGAAAACAGATGAGAGCTGACTTAGGGGATATGGGCCCAAAAGTATTTAATAATTTACTAACAGCTCTAAGAAAAAAAAATGTATTAGGAAAAAACAATATTATTAATCCTGGGTTGATTCCAAAAATGTCTGAAACAGGATTTAAACTAATATTCAATTTTGAAGTGAATGAGGGTAAATAAAAGAGATAAAATAAAAATTCAAGAAATAGCAGAAAAGCACGGAATTACATATAATGAAGCTAAAGCAATAATATCATCTCAATTCTCTTTTATAAGAGAAAAATTATCTAAACTTACTTTTGAAGACGGTTTAACAAAAGAGGAGTTTATAAAAAAGAAAACTAATTTCAATATACCGTCAATAGGAAAGTTATACGCAAGCTATTACATATACGAAACAATACAAAAGAATAAAAAAAGCTTGGATGAATAAAAGTAATTTATTAAATTCGTAAAAATTAATATTAATTTAAATTTAAAAAATGCAAAAATTAGTTGACTTAATTGACAAAGCAACACAGGCCGGGGTTTACAATTTACAGGAAGTTGTAGAAGCAGATGCAATTTTCAAGCAGATAGCTGTTGCTTTAAATGAGCTAAATGACATAAAGAAAAACGCTAAAGATAGTGATCAAAATACAGCATCTTCAAAAACATTAGGAAAAAAAGTTGAAAAAAGTAAATAAAGACGTAATATCTCAGGAAATAGCCAAAGCAAATGAGGATGCTAAGAAAACTTTCTTTCAAGCTAGAGACAAAAAAGATCCTAGTGTTGTTTCTGAAGAGCTTAATATTGAGGCAAAGGAAAAAGCTAGACTTTATGATGAGAGTTTAGCTTTGGTTCCTATTTCAGTCAATGTAATGCCAATGTTTAATTCATTGTTTTTGACTGCAAAAAGAAATAAAGTTCAAACTGATTCAGGGTTATTTTTACCAACAGCATCATTTAGTGATTCTGGATCAACTGACTTAGAGCAAGATTTTGCTGACACTCAAATAGTTATGTCTGTTGGGCCCCAGGTTCAGCAAGTAATGGTTGGTATGGAAGTGAAATTGAATATAGAAAGTTTTAGAAAAAGGCTTACTGGTTCAATGTCAGAAAAAGTTCAAGAAAAGTCAATAATAGAATATCCAATAGAAGTTATTGACGGTGTAGAATACATTAAAATTAACGAAAGAGACATTTCTTATATATCAAATAGAAATGGATGTATTAATTTAAATAGTTAAAAATGGGAGCAAAAAAAATTACAAGTAAAAAAGAAAAGCTAGAAAATGCTGCAAACGAAGTACTTAAAGAATTATTGTCTTGCGGAGATCATATTTCAGTTAAGTCAGCGTTAGTTCACTGCAGAAGAATGATTGGTCAAATTGGTCAAATTAAAAGCGAAGACATTAAGGATTCAAAAGAAGAGTTTGATTCTAAGTCTCGTGACGCTACTTCAAAAGTAGAAGAGTAAAATAAACAACATACAACTTTGATGATAGACCTGTTTGACAACAGGTCTATTTTTTTGTAATTTGCCCAGATTAGAGGGAGAACTATGAATATTTTTGAAGTTGTAAATAACGTAGTGGAATTTAGTCCACAAGCGCTTTTACTTAAGCCGTTCAAGGCTATATGGGATAAAGATAAAACTAAAGACAAGGCCAAAGCTCTTAAAGAGTTATCCTTAATATACTTTATGTGTGATGACAGAAGTGATTACATGTATATAATGGATCTTGACGAAAGAATGAATCAGATTAAGAGTGATCTTGGATTCGCTAATAATTGGAAAAAGCAGGCATACATTGAAACTGCTATGGAATTTTATATAAATAGAAGTGTAACTGTTTACACAAAAATGCTTGAGTCTTCAAGAGGTATAGTCCACAAGATTAGTGCATTTAATGATACTGTTAATTTAAACGAAAGAGATAAACACGGAAAGTATCTTAATAATAGAAAAGAAATATTATCATCTATAAAAGATGTTTATAACGCGTTAGAGTCTCTAGACAAAATAGAGAATTTAATAGTTAAACAAAAAGAATTAAAATCTCAGACCGGTAATAGAGAAACTGGATTGTTTGACACTAATGATGGTATATGAGAAAGTTTAATTCTATACAGACTGAACTTTCAGAAGAATTACTTGAGGAAATGCCTAGAGAAGAAAGAGATGATCTTTTGGACTATATTGACTCAATTATGTTTGTACAGAATTTAGCAAGTCCTGATAGAAAATTCGCTAGTGACTTAAAAAGATGGAATAATCCTCATCTTCAGAAAACAGCAATTAATCCCGACATGGATGTTGCTATAGAAGATAAAAACGGAAGAATATCTGTTGACCTTACCAATCCCCATATCTTAGAAGATATGGATTATTTTAGGCCTGCGGCAATATACTTTGAGAAGCATGGAAGATACTCTCCATTGTTTCCTAACAAAAATCCTAACTCTGAATTTTATAAATTCTGGAAAGAAGAAGCTAGAAGATGTAGAGAGGGATATGTAAGAGATTATGATGGAGAATGGATACCTGGTAATTATTACTACCAGTTAAACTATGCTCCATTACTTAGAGCTGAAGAAATAGAAGGAACTAAGAGGGCAGACAGAGTGGAAGCATTTCCATTTGTATATGATGCAGATTACTGGTTCTTTCATTACTGTGAGATTGCACGAGCAAATGGTATGCATGGTGCGAACCTTAAGCGTCGTGGTTGTGGATACTCAGTAAAAGCTTCAACAATGTTATCTAAGAATTTTGTACTTGGTGACACTGAAAAAGCTAGACAAAAAGTAAAATCATTTGCTATTGCAAATGAAAAAGAATATTTAATTAAAGATGGTATACTAAACAAGTTTGTGTCTAACATAGACTTTGTTGCAACACATACGCCATGGCCAAGAGTAAGATCATTAAAAGATTCACTTAATGACATGCACTGGCGAATGGGTAGAAAGGATCAGCGTACTGGAACTGAAGTTGGAATACTTAATGAAGTTATTGGAGTTACTCTAAAGAATGACGCTCAAAAAGCAAGGGGAAAGAGGGGTAACTTGGTATTATGGGAAGAAGCAGGAAAGTTTAATGACTTTTTAACTGCTTGGGGTATTGCCAGACCGTCAGTAGAAGAATCTGGATATGCATTTGGTTTCATGATGGCAGGTGGTACTGGAGGTGTTGAAGGTGCTGCATTTGAGGGTTTGGAAGAAATATTCTATAACTCATCCGGATATAATATTTATTCCATGCCGAATGTTTTTGATAAGAATACTAATGGTAGAGGGCAATCAGCATTCTTTTTTGGTACTTACTTAAACTATAAAGGCAAGTTTGATAAAAATGGTAATAGTGATGTAATAGGAGCTATTATACAAATTAACAAAGAAAGATCTAAAGTAAAATATGGATCAAAAGATGTTAATGCAATTGTACAGAAAAAAGCAGAGGAGCCTATTACTCCGCAAGAAGCTATTATGCGTACTCAAGGAACTGCTTTTCCAGTTTCAGATTTAAGAGACTACCTTGAAGGAATAGCTCCTGAAATGCAAACATTTGTGGATTCTCATTTTGTAGGTAATTTAACTTACGATTCAAAAGGATTCGTAAAATGGAACAATGATCCAATGGCTAAACCTATTAGGGAATTTCCTTTTTCAGTCAAAGGAGGTAAAAATTCTGATGGTGCAATTGAAATATTTGAAATGCCTCAAAAAGATAGAGATGGAAATGTCTTTTCTAGAAGATACATTGGGGGAATTGATCCAATTGATAATGATTATACTATTGGAGGTTCTCTTGCTAGTATTTTTATATTTGATTTGTGGACAGATAAGATAGTTGCAGAATATACAGGTAGGCCGGTATTAGCTGATGACTTTTATGAAATATGCTTAAGATTAACACAGTTTTATAATGCAGAATCAAATTATGAAAACAACCTTAAAGGCTTGTTTGGTTACTTTAGCAATCACAATGCCTTACACCTTCTCGCAGATAGTCCTGACATTTTGCGCGATATGGATATCGTCAAAGCTAATTTATTCGGCAATAGATCAAAAGGTACAAGGACGACTAAAGAGGTTATAGGACTAGGTAAAACATTACAACGTCAATGGATGTTATCAATGTACGAAAACGAAACATATGATGATGAATCAAAAGAAGTTGTAAGTGTCAACATACCTAATCTAAGAAGGATAAGAAGTCTAGGATACATACGCGAATGTATTGCGTGGAATCCTGATATAAACACGGATAGAGTATCAGCCATGGATATGGTAATGATACTACGTGAAGATAGAGCAAAATATACTGAGAAGTTTGAAGAGGATAAAGTAATTGATATTAACAGTTATTTTCATGATGATCCCTTCTTGGATGATAACTGGCAAAAAGCTATGATGAAATCTGAATCAGGGACTGATATCTCTGGTATAGATTTTACTATTTAAAGAATTAATTTATAAGGAATAATATGTCAAATTCAAAAGCGTCAAACGCATTAACTGATAAAAATTTTCCACCACAAAAATTACCATTTAATAGAAAAGGTAAAAAGTGGAGGAAAGATCACCTGGATTGGGCCGATCATAATAGTTATTTGAATAATAGTCAAGTAAGAAAATCACTTAAAACAAAAAGAATAAATCTAAACTTATACAATGGTTATTGTGATGTAGCTGATATGAAGCTAATTCTTAATCCTGGAAATATTGAGAAGTTTTATATTCCTAACGCTATACAGCACTATCCAATTATTACGCCTAGGATAAACGTTTTAGTTGGTGAAGAAAAAAGAAGAAAATTTGATTGGACAGCTAAAATTACTAATCCAGATACAATATCTAAGATAAAGATGGATAAGAAGAAATTAGTTGATGCTAAAATGCAAGAGTTTTTGTCATCCACTATGTCTGATGAAGAGTTGGAAAAAGAATTACAAGCTTACGGTGATTACATTAATTTTGATTATCAAGACATACGAGAAAAAAGGGCCAACTTATTAATGCGTCATTACATCTCTAAATTAGACATGAAAATTAAATTCCAACAAGGGTTTAAAGACGCTCTAATTATGGGAGAAGAAATATTTGTTTTTGATATAGTAAACGGAGAAGTAACATTTGAAAAACTAAATCCACTAAAAGTACATACATTACGTGGAGGATACTCTAATAAAATTGAAGATGCAGATGTTATTGTTATTGATGACTTTTGGAGCCCAGGCAAAATACAAGATCATTTCTATAATGACTTATCTGAAATTGATGTTGCCAGACTTGATTCTGGCCGCTTTAAGGGTGATAGAACAGATCTTGATGGTGTAAGCTTAGCAGTTGACGATGCCGCAGGATTTAGGTTACTTGAAGATCAAATGGACGTTTTGGCAGAGACTACAGGTATATGGGAAAGTGCTAGTTCTGCAGGAAGAAACACTTACACAGATTCAGGTGGAAATATTCGTGTATTAAGAATGTTTTGGAAATCAATGAAATGCATATATAAGGTATCTTACTTTGACGAACAAGGTAAAGAACAAGTTAAGTTTAGAGGTGAAAACTATATTCTTGACAAAAATGCTGGAGAAACCATGGATAAAATTTGGATTAACCAGTGGTGGAAAGGAGTTAAAATTGGAAAAGATATATACGTTCAGATTAAACCTCGTGAAATACAGTACAATAAGCTTGATCAACCTAGTTTTAATTCATGTGGTATAGTTGGACAAATATTTAATACTGGTGATGAAAAACCTGTTTCTATGGTAGACAGATCTAAGTCATTTCAATACTTGTTTGACATATCTTGGTATAGAGTAAATGAGGCTCTAACTAAATACATGGGTAGTATAGTTGAATTAGATTTAGCTAAAGTACCTACTGGATGGAGTGTAACAAAGTGGTTGTACTTTGCCAGAAAATCTGGAATATCTGTAGTTGATAGTTTTAAAGAAGGTCAAAAAGGGATGGCTAAAGGTAAGCTGGCTGGAGCAGTAGGAAACACTACTGGTAGAGTTCTTGAACAAAGAGTTGGAGACTTTATACAAGTTCATATGGATATGATGGAATTTGCTTCAGCTAAGATGGACGAAGTAACCGGAGTATCTAGGCAAAGACTTGGTCAAGTTGAAAACAGAGAAACTGTTGGTGGAGTTGAAAGAGCTGTATCACAATCTAATCATATTACTGAAGAAGTATTTACTCTTCATGATTACTGTAAAAAAAGATGTTTCCAGATATTACTTGAGACCGCTAAGATTGCACTTAAAGGTAGAGATGTTAAGTTTTCTTATATTGCTGATGATATGACTAGGCAGTTAATGGAGATTGATGGTGATCAGTTTGCTGAAGAAGAATATGGAATTGAAATTGCAAATGATAACGAAATAAATCAAATGCAACAGAAGTTAGACGGAATGGTTCAAATGGGATTACAAAACCAAATGTTATCAATGTCTACTGCTATGAAAATTTATAATTCTCCAAGCTTAAGAGAGGTTCAAAGAATGATTGAAAAAGATGAAAACAAGATGAAGGAATCTCAATCTAAAGCTCAAGAAGATGAAATGAAACAACGTCAAGCTGAAGCTGAGCAGTTAGCTGCTAAAGAACAACGTGACGAAGCTATAGATCTACAAAAGTTTAATCGCGAAGATGAGACTAAAAGATATATTGCAGAATTGCAAGCTGAAACTCAAAGAGTAAATCAAGAAAATTCAGATAAAGGAGTTGAGCAAGATAGTGGTGAAGATTTTGAAAAATTTAAAGAAGAGCTAGGTATTAAACAAGAAGGTCTTGACAATGATATGAAAAAACATAATGATATCATGATAAGGAAAGATAGAGAAATAGAAATAAAAAAAAAGCAAGCAAACAGACCTTTAGCTAACAACAAAAAATAATGATAAAGCAAACTAAAAATATCTATTACTGTAAAGAATCTGAAGTTCCAAGTAAAATGACTTCTGGCTCTATGGTTTTTACAATAGATGAATTTAATACATACTTATATCCAAACGGATCAAAAGTTCATTTTGTTAAAGATCTAAAAAAAGAATTAAAAATATCTATAAGTCAAAAAAAATCATTTAATCCTACAATAGATTATTTGTTTAAAAACACTTCTGGATCTAATTTTAAAATAAAAAGAAATGGTGAAGGTGATTATTCTATTAAGTTTAAAGATGATGTTATATTTTCTAACTGCTCAATATTTAATTCTTCTTTGAAAGATCCTTTTTATACAATAACTGCAAATGTTTTAAATTCAAAAGAAATATCAATAAAAACTTTTGATGAATTCAATCAGCTTTCTGACTCTGTTTTAAATAAAACATCATTTATATTTAGTATAGACGAAAATGGGAATAAACAGTAAATTAACAAACAATATATTTTACGGAAAGGAATCTGAAATACCAAGAAGATTACCTTTAAAGTCAGCATATATATGTTCAGATGTTACTGCTATATACATATCAAGAGAAGACGGAACTCCTTTTAGAATTCAATCTGGAGGAATAAGCGATGTTCCATTTGACGGAAACTACTATGTTAGAAGAAATGGAGAATGGGTTATAGAAGAATCAAATGATGGTGTTGATGGTGATAGCGCTTATGATATTTGGTTAAATGAAGGTAATACTGGAAGTGTTAATGATTTTTTAAATTCACTTATAGGTAATGATGGAGAAGATGGTACGTCTGCTTATGAAATTGCATTAAATAATGGTTTCTCTGGAACAGAAGAAGAATGGTTAGAATCTTTAGATGGTTTTCCAGGTCAAGATGGAATTGATGGACTTTCAGCTTATGAAGTTTGGTTATCATTAGGTAATATTGGTACAGAAGAAGATTTTATTGACTCTTTAAAAGGGCCTATTGAAATTTCTTCAGACGAAAATAATCAAGCTACAATAGGTAGTGATGGATTCATATTAGTTCCAAAATCAATACCTAATGGTGGTTTAAAAAGACAAGTTTTATCTAAAAATTCAGATACTAATAATGATTATTCATGGAATTACAGATATAATGATTTATTAGTAAATGTAGAATATACAGGAGTAACATATACTTTGCTTACGGGACAGGTATTAGAAGCAACAATAGATAATCAAACTGTATTTAGATACGTAACAAATGATACAAACATAAATGGTTATCCAATTGAAGATTCATTTTATAGCAACTTTACAGGATTAACTCTATTTAATTTAATAATAACAAGAGGATAAACAAATAAAAACAATATAATGGCAATAATTGATGACCAAGATTTTTTATCTGATTCAATATCGGATGATAACAGTACAAATGTATTTATAGATACATTAACTTTTACTATTAGATTAATACCAGGTGTTGGTGGTCTAAACGCAAGAGATGGTGTTTTAGAAAAAGCTATTTATGGCTTTATTAAAGAAGAATGGACTTTAGACCCTAACTCTAAAGGTTTAGCAGCCTTAGACTTTCCGTTCCAGCCTATAACGGATGAATTTTATGAATTAAAAGATGGTTGGACTTGGGCAGATTCAGTAACAGAGAAAACTATTCGTAGGGGTGGATGGTTAGTAAGGAATTTAGCTGGTGGAGTTACAGAACATTGGGCAGGTACAGCAATTCTTGACGCAGAAGAAGATGATCAAATTTACTATGATAAAGGAGATGGTGCAGTCCCATTTACTTTTCCAGGAAACACTGCAGAAGCTATACAAGTAATATCAGACCCTAATGGTGATGGTAGCTTTTTAGGTGGGTTTGATAGAAGTTTAAACGTAAACGTATACAACAGAGAACAAGCACAGAAATTTAGTTTTTCTTCATCTACAGGAATTGGTGAAAGCTCTTTACTTGCTCCTAAACTATTTTCTTTTGCATTACCAACAGGAAGTGATGTTTCAGGTGCGGGTGGTAATATTAGTGTTTCTGATACAGATATTGATTCTAACGGAGATGGAACAGCAGACGTTGCTCCTTATGATGGAATGAGTATTGAGTTTTTTGACACTCCACAAACTAGAGTTATTGGAGGTGTTAATAAGCAGTTTGGTGTAATTATAACTGTTACTGGTTCACCTTTAATACAAAAAATATATGAATATGAAAAATGGGCAGGAAGGCAAGATAGTGATCAAGATATAAGTTCAGGAGAACTAATTGGAAACGTAATGCCTGAATTACTAGAGTTTGTAGGTACTACTTTGAAGACTAAATCTGTAATCAATTATAGAGGTGGAGGAAGTGGAGTTTACATTGATGGTTTTAACGCTTTAGATACAAATAATATTTCTTTCAAAGATAATACTGGTGTAGATGTTACTTTTCCTTTCGTTGCAGGTGTTGTTATAGATAATAATCTAGCAGATGACCCAGACGCAGTTTATAGAGCTTTTTTTGAAGATGGAGTTGACCCGGAGTTTAGATTTGGTAAGTCTACAGCAATATTTGTAAATGATAATGACGGTAACCCTATAATTGGAAATATTAACGGAGAGAGTTCAGTTGTAAGAGATTTTGATTATGATGGTAATGATCAAGGAAATAGAACACCTGGAACAGACGCTAAGATTATTGTTATTGGAATAGGTCTGAATGGAAGACAGCATATTAAAGCAAAAGGAGTAATAACAAAAAGTTCTGTAAACTTTATTACACTTACTTCATCAACCGAACGTCAATACGAAAATCCTGCATAATAAATGGCATATATTGATGACATCCTTACACTCAATCCCGAACACGTTTGGGAGTTTGACGGAAATTATACCGATTCAGTCGGTTCTAGTAATGGAACTAACGGAGGTTTTTCTGTTACAAGTGCATTGTGTGAGGATGTAATTAATAGTGTTGAATGTAATGCTACATCAGACAGAGTTTCAATACCTCAAACAAATGATATTGATGCACTAGCAACCGCAAAAGCATTAGGTGGATGGTTAAGAATGAGCAGTATTCAATTACCTCCTAAATCAATATACAGAGAAGGTGCAACAGGAAACCAATACAATATTACAATGTGGTCGGGTAATAAAATAATGCTTGATATTGTATCGGGTACTAATGTTGTTCAAGCGTTTAGTGATAGAGTTTTAAAACCTAATAGAATATACCATGTGTTTACAAGGTTTGTAGGAAATGATGTTTTTGCTTTATACATTGATGGAGTAAAGCAAGCGATAACAGAACCGAATACAGGAAAACCAACTTTTGCAAATATAGGTTCAAGAACGGCAGCAGAATTTGGTGATCCTAGCGGTACAACAGAGGTAGGTAATGCAACGGTAATTTTAAACGGTGCTAGAAATGGGAGATATAACTTTTGGACTTCGTTTTTTAACGCATCTGCAACTGCTTTAACAGACACACAGATAAGAGAAACAATATTTGAAAAAGGTGTTTTACCTAGTGTAGTTGTAAATAATCAATCTGATTTAGATGCTTTAGCGAATACGTTAAGACCAGACGAACCTTTAAACATTCGCATAGCAGATAACGGTGGAGATTTAACACTACAAGCGAATAATATAACGCATGACCCTTTAGCATCAATACACATTCAATGGATGGGTTCGGGTGTTTTAACTTATGTCAATAACAACGGTTCTAACGCATCAATTATTTCAACTCCTAACGGTGGAACTATAAATGTAGTAAACCCTGCAACACTTAACGTATCGCCTTTAATAGTAGGTTCAGAGGTTAGAGTTTACGAGGCAGGAACAACAAACGAGGTGGCAGGAATAGAAACTAGTTCAACAAGTTTCTCAGCATCAATACAAGCATCAACTGTTGACGTTGCAGTATTAAGTACAGGATTTTTAAATATAAAAGTAAAAGGTATTGATATGACACAAGGAGATGTTGAACTACCAATTAACCCAAGAATAGATAGACAGTATTTAAACCAATAGTATGGCAACAACTTTAATAGGATATACAACATCTAGCGCAGATAATGAGCCTAGTTCAACTATTGACCTACCTGCGGG